TGAAGTCAACATTAATGACTTCAAATTTGCAGATGGTTGGGATAACGAAACTTTTCAGTTTCTTTGTAAAGCTGCTGCACTTCCAGCATCAACTATAACCCCTGTAGAAGTTCCTTTCCGAGGAAGAGTTTTAAAAGTTGCTGGAGACAGAACTTTTGATACTTGGGCAGTCACCGTTATTAATGATGAGGACTTTAAATTAAGAACCTCATTTGAACAGTGGATGAATGGAATTAGTAAGTTAAGTGATGCAAGTGGAGCAACGACTCCTAATTCATATATGGGCAATGCGGTTGTTAATCAATTAGGTAGATCAACAACTCGTTTCGGTAATACAAATAGTGGAGAAGGTGATGCAAGTGGTGGTGGTACACCATTAGAACCATTAAGAAGTTATTACTTCGATGGTATCTTCCCAACAGAGGTGAGTTCAATAGATCTTTCATATGAAAGTGGAGATGCTATTGAAGAATATACTGTTACATTCCAAGTTCAATACTGGATCGCAGGTTCTAATACAAGCACAGGATCACCATCTGATCAAACTGGTGCAGTAATAGTGTGATAAATAGTCCAATAAAGGGCATTTTTAAAATAAATCATGGCTAAGTTATTTGGGTTCTCGATAGAGGACAACGAACCATTATCTCCTGGAGTAGTCTCTCCTGTTCCTCCCAACGAAGAGGATCAGTCGGACTACTTTATGAGTAGTGGTTTTTTCGGTCAATACGTTGATATCGAAGGTGTCTATAAAACTGAATTTGATTTAATCAAAAGATATCGGGAAATGGCTCTTCATCCTGAAGCGGATAGTGCTATTGAAGATATTGTAAATGAAGCCCTTGTATCAGATTCAAATGACAGTCCAATTGAAATTAATCTAGATCATTTAAATGCAAGCGATGGTATTAAAAAGACAATAAGAGATGAGTTTAAGTTCATTCTTGAGTTATTAGATTTCAATAGAAAGTCTCACGAAATTTATAGGAATTGGTATATTGATGGTAGATTGTATTATAATAAAGTAATTGATATTAAAAATCCACATCAGGGAATACAAGAATTAAGATATATTGACGCAACTAAAATGCGTTATGTAAGACAGCAGAAGAAGCAAGAGGGTGATAAGTTTAGGACTGCTGTTATGAATAGTGGCAATCCTATGGATTATGAGTTTCCTGAAATAGAGGAATACTTTGTATATAATCCTAAGGTAAATTATCCGAGTACAAATCCTACTTCAACTGGTAGTGGGGGAATCAAATTTGCAAAAGATTCAATTACATTTTGTACTTCAGGATTAGTAGAT